ACCGGGGCGGCCGAGGAGGCATGGTGGTCCGGCACGCTGCTCAGGGAGTATCCGCCGCACAGCCCCGACCTCTACGAGTTCGGCTACTGGGCCATCACCGACCGATACGGAAACGAGATCATCCGAGAGGTGAAATGACGATGGAGATCACCAACTGCGAGCAGTACGTGCTCGCCGAGCTGGACTACGAGCAGCGCCGCAACGAGCGCCTCGTGGCCGAGAACAACAAGCTGGCCAAGCAGCTCGACGCCATGACAAAGAGGGCGAACGGCTACAGACGGATCATCAACCGCGACAAGACGCCCATCGAGGCGCTCGCGGACAGGGTCATGCGCGAGGAGATGCTGACCCGCTTCACCTACGCCGAGGTCACGGACGTCAAGAGCGCGTTAAGCGGCAGGCTGCTCGACTTCGACGAATGGTGCCACGATGCGATGCGATATGTGGCGCTGGCGGACGGCGTCGGCGAGGAGGAGTTCACCCGGTTCATGCGCCGGGACCTCAAGAAGATCTACGACAAGAAGGTGGCCAAGAGTGCCGAGTAGAGGCCGCCGTGCCCGACAGGAGCGGCAGGGCGGGCCGATGAATGACGAGAAGGCCATCGCCGCGGCCATCCACGCCGGGCTCCAGAGCGACGACGTGACCGACCTGTACTCGGGCGACTGCAGGGGCTGCGGCGAGTGCTGCTCGCGCTTCCTGCCCGTGAGCCCGTTCGACCGGGTGCGCCTCGAGGCGGCGGCGAAGGAGGTATAGCCATGGCATACAGCGACTACGGCGCGTTCGTGTACCTCAACGGCGAGCGCAGAACCGACAAGGAGGACGTAGGCGTATACGACACCGACCCTCCAGCTCGCGCCCGGTCTGCGGGGCGGTGGTCCTCGATGAATAAGAGGGTGTGCGCGACCTGCTCGCGCTTCGCCTACGCGCCGGCCGCCAACCAGAACGTCGGCGTGTGCGCCATGCGCGCGGCCTCCGCGTTCAGGTGCGACGGCGACGGGACGCGCATCGCGTTCGAGCTGGACGTGGAGAGGGCGGCGGGCGCCATCGTGGTCGACGCGGCGCGCGCCTGCTGCCCGTCATACGAGAGGGGGAGTCGCAGGTGATGGCGGCCGAATACGTTCTGGATGCCGAGAAGATTGCCCACTGGAGAGTCGACAACCACGTCCCGCTCAAGCAGCTGGCGCGCGCCGCCGGCGTCAACCTCAGCAGCCTGAGCCACGCGATCCGCGACGGCAGGGAAGTGAAGATGAACCTGCTACTCAACCTCGCGGAGGCGATGGGCGAAGACCCGCGGGACATCGTGAGGAAGAAGGAGGCAAAATGAGATTCGAGATTACCGAGTGCCACATCATCGACGTGCCGGACGGCGAGCTGGAGGACGTGGACGACCCGCTCGAGGAAATCAAGGACGACGCGCACTGGTTCATCGAGCAGTGCGAGCGCGAGGCATGGTGCGAGGAGGTGACCCGTCTTGGACGCCAGCTATGAGCCGAATAGCGGCTACAACCTGCCGCCGGGATGCCTCGATGGCGACATCGACAGGCGCTTCGGGGAGCGCGGCCCGACCTGCGCCGAGTGCAGGCACATGGTCGAGTGCTGCTGCGACTACGGGGTCTGCGGGCTCGAGTTCGACCGCGCCTTCGCCGAGGACGGCGAGGCCGACGAGGAGCCGGCGTTCGTCGCCGCGTGGGCGCTCGGGTGGATACCGAACCACATGAGGGACATGCAGGAGGCGGCGTGCGACATGTTCTGCGGCTGATGCCGCTGGCGGCGCTCGCCGTGGTTCTGACCGTTCTCGTGCGCATGGCGTGCGGGTGAGATAGGAGGGAATGGAATGGAAGAGATCGGCAAGCTCATCGGCAAGCTCATCGGGTGCCTCATCATGGCCGCGCTCGTGCTGCTGTGCGTCGCCGCCGTCGTGTGGTGCTGGCGGGTGCTCGCGGGGATGGTCGCATGAGCGCCGGCGAGAGGGTTGCGCAACAGCTCCGCGACGCCGCGGCCCTGCTGGAGTCCATGGCGGACGACGTGGCGGGGGACATCGACGAGAGGTTCGTGCTGCCGCCCATCGCGATCACCATCAAGATAGGAAGCACCGACGAGACCCCGACCATGTCGGTGAAGAAGGACTACCTCGCGAGGAAGCGCCTGGCATGACGTGGAGCTCCAACGGCAACGCCGAGCGCAAGCTCAAGGCGAGGCTCCGCGCCGAGGGCAGGCCGTGCCACATATGCGGCCAGCCCATAGACTACAGCCTGCCGCCCGGCACGCCGTGGAGCTTCGAGGCCGACCACGTGGTGCCGAGGGCGAGGGGCGGCGCGGTGCTGGACTACGCGAACCTCGACGCGGCGCACCGCATCTGCAACCAGAGGAAGGGCAAGCACATGCCGGGCGACGCGAGGCCCGTCGAGATAAGGCGCACGAGGCTGTTCTGAAGGCTCGTGACAACTGAATAGGCGGGGCTGAAAGGTCTAACTGGAGGCGCGGTCGTTTGCTCGGCTGCGCCTCACTGCTTTTTGGGGCGCTGAGCCGCCGATGGCGGGGGCATTGCCCCTCCCCGGGGGTGCACGGACACCCATGCTTGCCAGTGCCGATTTCCCCCCGCCCCATGACCCCAGGGCGGGGGTAGGCCGCGAATCTCACCCGCGGCGCACAATGCGGGCACGAGAAAGGAGGCCGGGATGCCGGAGATGCCGGAATCGGTCGCATCCGACGACTATCAATCGCAGATCTGGGCGAGCGTCACCGCATCGGGGCGCTTCTCCGACGAGGACGTGCCGAACCTCGCGCTGCTGTGCTACTGGCACGCCGTGGCGAAGGCCGCGGAGGATGCCATGAGCAAGGGCAAGTCCGTGAAGGTGCTCGACCCCGTCGGCTACAAGCCCGTCAAGGCGAAGAACGGCAGGCACGCCATCATGGAGCGCCCGCACCCCGCCGTGTCCGTGCTCAAGCAGGCGACCGCCGAGATACGCGCGCTCAACGAGCTGCTCGGGCTGTCGCGCAAGGCAGTGCCCATCCAGGTGCAGCAGGCGCGTTCGCAGAGCGACGGCGCTAGGGTGCTGAGCCTCATGTTCGCCGACCGCGAGCGCAAGGCCAAGGCGGCGGGCGCCTGATGGAGCCCAGGCAGACGCCGACATACGAGGCCAACGTCCCGGAGGACCTCAGCGGGGACGGCGAGATGGCCTGCGAGCTCGCGACCGCGTACTTCGGCGACCCGCTGCCGTGGCAGCCGCACCTGCTCGACGCGATGCTGGCCCGCGACGCGCGCGACAAGTACCTGCTGCGCACGCTGGGCATCTCCATCCCGCGCCAGAACGGAAAGAGCTGGGTCGTGCGCGCCAGGTGCTTCTACGGCGCGCTCAACGGCGAGAAGATCCTGTATACCTGCCAGCACGGCGACACCTCCGACCAGATGTTCAAGGAGCTGTCCCAGCCATTCGAGGACGAGGACGAGACCGAGCTGCACGACCTCCTGCTCGCCGTGCGCAAGACGAACGGGCAGCAGGCCATCAGCCTCAAGAACGGCGGACTCATCCGCTTCACCACCCGCACCAACTCGCTGGCGCGAGGCAAGACCTACGACGCGCTCATCTACGACGAGGCGCAGGAGCTCACGGACACGCAGCAGGCGGCGTCCCTGCCTGCAATCTCGGCGAGCGCGATGCACAACCCGCAGACCATCTACCTCGGAACGCCGCCAGGCCCCGACAACGTCGGCACGGTGTTCCGCGACCTCCACGACGACGTGCACGACGGCGAGTCCGAGATGGCGTGGATCGAGTGGGGCGCGGACGAGATAGGCGACGTCCACGACGAGTCGAGATGGTACGAGTTCAACCCGTCCATGGGCACCGTGCTCAACTACGAGGCGGTCAAGGGCGAGTCCGAGCAGATGCAGCCGGACGTGTTCGCGCGCGAGCGTCTCGGATGGTGGGCGAAGACGGGAGGCTCGCTCCTCTACGCCCTGTCCTCCAAGAAGTGGGACGGGTGCCGGCGCGACTCGGCGCCCACCGGCGGAAAGCTCGCCTTCGGCGTGAAGTTCTCCGCGGACGGCTCCCGCGCCGCGGTGTCCTGGGCGCTCGCCGACAGGGACGGACCGTCCTACGTCGAGCTGTACGACGTGATGGGCGCTTCGGGCGGAACGGTCGCGATCTCGGACATGCTCCTGCGCAACCGAGACGAGATCGCGTGCGTCTGCATCGACGGCAAGTCCGGAGCGGACGCGCTCAAGCGGCGGATGCTCGACGGCGGCTTCAGCAAGTGCGCACTCGAGATGGGAACCCCGGCAATCGTGCAGGCTGCGGCGTCGATGCTCAAGGACGAGGTCGACTCGGGCACGCTCTCGCACATCGAGTCGCCGGCGCTCGACGACTCGGCGCGCAAGTCGCTCAAGCGCGACATCGGCAGGGACGGCTGGGGCTTCGCGGACGGCCCCGACTCCATCGCCGCGCCCATCGAGTCCGCATCGCTCGCCCTATGGGCGGCGAGAACCACGAAACGAGACCCGCGAAGGGAACAGGAGGCCAGCTTCTGATGGCAGCAGTGAACATGGAACTGGCGGGGCAGGTAGCATCCGCCGCAGGCTTGGAGCCGGGGGACGCGGCGCTCGTCCGCGAGCTCATGACCGTCTGGCGCGAGCACCGCGCCAGCAACCTTGAGCGCGAGGACTACTACCTCGGTCACGTGTCGGTGAAGGACCTCGGCATCGCCATGCCGGCGAGCCTCGCCAAGAAGATCAACCCGCGCGTGGACTGGCCCCGCAAGGCCGTGCATGCACTCGCCGACCGCTCCATCTTCAACGGCTACACGTGCGCGGACGAGCAGACGAACAAGACGCTCCGAGCCATCTGCGAGGCGAACCAGCTGGAGCGCCTCTACCGCAAGAACCTCATCGGCGAGCTGAAGCACTGCTGCGGCTTCTGGACCGTGACGGACGGCGGCGGCTACCCGGTCATCTCGGCGTACCCCGCCACCGCGGCGGCGGCACTCTGGGACGACGCGCGCAAGGCCATCAGGGCGGGCATCGTCGTGGCGGAGTCCAAGAAGATGCCCGGCGACGCCGAGCGCGTGCCGACCGTGGTGCACCTGCTCACCGACGACAGCCTCGTGGTGCTCACGCGCGACGGCGGCTCGTGGGTAGCCGAGTACCGCGAGCACTCGATGGGGCGCTGCCTCATGGAGCCGATGGCACACGGCGCGACGCTCGAGCGCCCCTTCGGCACCTCGCGCATCAGCCGCTCCGTGATGAGCATCACCGATGACGCCATCCGGCAGCGCGCCCGCATGGAGGTCGCCGCCGAGGCCGCGACCCTGCCGCAAACGTGGCTTCTGGGAACCTACAAGAAGATGCTCAACGACGACAACAAGTACGACGCGAGCATGGGTGCGGTCAACGAGATCACCAAAGACCCCGACGGCGACAAGCCCACGGTCTGGCAGTCCGCGCAGCTGCAGATGGCCCCGCTCACGGAGTACCTGCGCCAGCTCGCCTGCCAGATGTCTGCCGTGACCAACGTGCCGGTGAGCTTCTTCGGCGTGTCGAACGACAACCCGTCCTCCTCGGACGCCATCGCCGCGTCCCTGGAGCCGCTGGTCATCGACGCGAAGAACCTCAACCGCGACAACGGCACGGCGCTGCGCAACGTGGCCTACATGGCGCTCGCCGTGGCGAACGGCACCGACTTCGCCACCGAGCGCGACGCGGGGCATGAGATCAACCCGCGATTCCTGTCCCCGGCGTACCCGTCCACGGTGAGCCTGTCCGACGCGCTGCTCAAGCAGGTGCAGGCGCTCCCCAAGCTCGCCAACTCCACGGTCGCCTACGAGATGCTCGACTACACGGACGAGCAGATCCAGCGCATCGAGTCGGATGCCAGGAAGGCGCAGGCGAGCGCGGCTATCGCATCTCTGTTCGAGCCGAAGGAGGGCGAGAATGGCGGCGGTGCCGACTAGCCTGCTGGACGAGCTGACCGATGAGGTGAACGCGCTGTCGGCAGACGCCCAGGCGAAGGTGAGGCCGGCACTCGAGTCCCTGCTGTCGAGCTGGGAGCGCGGCGGTGGCGGCGATGTCGCCGCTCTCCGCGAGAGGGCCTACGAGACGATCGAGGCGGTGCTCGGGTACTACGCCGACACGTGCGCCGCCGCCAGGGCCGCTGAATACTACGACGCGGTCAGGGCGTCGCAGGGTTTCCCCGGGAAATACCAGGCGGTCGCCGAGTCCATGCGAGACCCGGACGCCACGCTCGGCGCGGTGAGGTATTTCATCGGCAAGGTCGTCGAGGGCGCCCCCGAGGTGTTCGTCTCGCGTTGCGTTACGAGGGTCGACGAGGAGATCAGGCGCGCCGCCAACAGGTGCGTCGCCCATAACGCCCGGAAAGACCCGGCGAAACCGTGGTACGCCCGCGTTCCCCGCGGCGAGACGTGCGGGTTCTGCCTCATGCTCGCGTCGTTCGGCTTCTACGCCAAGACCGAGGAGGCGGCGGAGCACTCGCACGCGCACTGCGACTGCCGAATCGTTCCCGGCTTCGACGGGGTGACGACGGTCAAGGGGTACGACCCTGACGGGATGTACGAGAGGTATAACGACTGCCTGGCCGCGCTCGGAGGGCGCGACGGCATCGCCTCCGACTGGTACGCGATGCCGGATGACGAACGCGAAGCGCTCGTGAGGCGCCACGGCAACAAGGAGGGGAAGGCGTACACCGCCTACCTCAACAACCGCGTCGCATCCGAGATAGAGCTGCGCGACCCGTCTTGGTACGCGGGCGGCGAGCATAAGGGCATAACGTTCACGGACGATGCGGTGAGGCGCGACAAGGTAAAGAGGTGGAGGGTAGACCCCGGAGAGAGGAGAACCGCGGAGAAGCTGGCGGCACTGGGCTACAAGACCGAGTTCTTGGAAGACGAAGTGCACCTGAAGAGCGAGAACGCACAGGGAAAAACGACCGTGAGCCGCGCCGACCTGTCAACGGGTATCGAAATCAAGACCGTGTACACGTCGAAATCGGAGAACACGTTCAAGTCGCACATGAAGTCCGTGGCCAACAAGAGCGGAGTGCGGTTCGCCGTCTTCGACGTCAGCGAGAACAAGTCTGTCACCGACAGCCAAGCCGAAGCGTGGATACGCAAGTACATGAAGAGGTACGGAATCGCCGAAGTGAGGATGCTGGGGCACGACGGGTCGCTCCAAACGATAAAAAAATAGGCGGGAGCTGCATGTCTCAATTGGTGAGTCAAACAGCTTCCGCCCAATTCCATCTTACCGCAAGGCCGCCCACGGGCGGCTTTTTTCATGCCGAAAAACGCCAAACAGGCCAAATCTCACGCCCGTAGGACACTGCCGCGCGACAGGGCCGCACGGCCCGAAACGCACATCTAAGGGGCTCGGCCGCACGGCTGGCCCGACGGGCCGCACGGTCCGGGAAAGGACGCGACATGGCAGCAGAGACCAACACGGAGCCCACGGGCGGTACGGAGCCGACCGGGGGCGAGGAGCCCGACTACAAGGCGCTCTACGAGGCCGAGAAGGCGCACTCCCGCAAGTGGGAGAAGCAGGCCAAGGCCAACAAGAGCGCGGCAAGCGCACTCGACGAGGCCAACCAGGCGAAGAAGACCGCCGACGAGAAGGTCGCGGAGCTCGAGAAGCGACTCGACGCCAAGGAGAAGGCCGAGGCGCGAGCCAAGACCGCCGCCAAGGTCGCGCAGGAGAAGGGAGTCCCCGCCGAGCTCATCGTCGGCGAGGACGAGGAGAGCATGGCCGCATGGTGCGACAAGATGCTCGCCGCATTCAAGACAAAGCCCGCGCCGCGAGTGGAGAAGCCCGGCAGCTTCGACAAGGGCGGCAAGGGCGGGGACGAGGCGCTGCGAGACTTCGCCAAGCGCCTCCTGAGGTAAGCCAAACCCGAAGAAAGGCACAGAAATGGCTGCAAACGACACCCAGAAAATCAAGCTGCCGTCCAGCGTGGTATCAACCATCATCGGCAAGGTGAAGGACACCTCCACCATCGCCACGCTGAGCCCCAGCACGCCGCAGAAGTTCGCCGATACGACCTATCTCGTGTTCAACCCGACCGCAGAGGCCGAGGTCGTCGCCGAGGGCGGCAAGAAGTCCGGCTCCGAGATCTCCACCGACCCCGTGGTCGCAAAGCGCGCCAAGATCGTCACGACCACGCGCGTCTCCGACGAGCTGAAGTGGGCCGACGAGGACAACCAGCTGGAGATCATCTCCAACATCATCGCCGACCAGACCGCCGCCGCGGGCCGCGCGCTCGACTACATCATCTACCACGCCATCAACCCCAAGACCGGCCTCGCCCTCAGCGGCTACACCGCCCTGACCGCGGACGAGAACGTCCACAGCGTCACCAAGACCGACTCCCCGGTCGACGACATCGACTCCCTCTCCGACGCCCTGCTCGACTACGGCATCAACGGCATCGCCATGAGCCGCCAGTTCGCCTCCGAGCTGCGCAAGCTGCGCGTGCCCGCAACCGGGCAGCGCCTGTACCCCGAGGTGCCGCTGTCCCTCAACGTGGGCAACCTCGACGGCATCCCCGCCTCCGTGTCCGGCACCGTGAACGGCCGTCTCGCAAAGACCCCGACCAAGGTCTCCGCCATCATGGGCGACTTCTCCGCCATCAAGTGGGGCATGGTCCGCGACATCACCGCCGAGGTCATCGAGTACGGCGACCCCGACAACACCGGCCAGGACCTGAAGGGCTACAACCAGATCGCCTACCGCACCGAGGCCGTGCTGGCCTACGCGGTACTCGACCCCAAGGCCTTCGCCGTCCTCAAGAGCGCCTAGGGGGTACCGAGATGGCTCAGCTAGTCCAGAAGTTCATCGTGGAGGACGCGGGCAAGGCGTCCAGCATCCTCCCGCAGCACGTTGCGCTCGTCTCGCCCGACGGCAAGCCGCTCGTGCTGCCCAAGAAGGTCGCCAACCCCGGCGCCAGCCCGACCGTCGCGAAGGTCGTCCAGGCCCTCATCGACGCCGGGATCATGGAGGCCGAGTAGCCATGGCCGCGCTCGCCAGCGTGGACGACTACAAGGCCCGCTACGGCGAGCCCGCGGACGAGGCCCGCACCGGGGTACTGCTGCAGGACGCATCCGACCTGATGCTAGCGGCATTCGAGGACCGAATCGGCGAGTACACCGAGGGGGCGTGCCCGGCGTTCGACCGCGCCGCGCCCGCCGTGTGCTGCCTGCTCGTCAACCGCGTGCTCTCCGCCCCCGCCGCCATGGCGGGGGCCACCCAGTACAGCCAGGGGGCGGGCGGATACACGGCATCGGTGACCTACGGCTCGGCGCTCGGCGAGATGTACCTCGGGAAGAGCGACCTCAGGCGCCTCGGCCTCACCGGTCAGGCGCTCGGGGCGCTCACGCCTCTGGAGAGGGGAGGGGTGACCGAATGACGTGCCTCATCTCCGGCGAGACCGTGACCGTGCGCAATGCGGCCCAGTCGTTCGACGAGCTGGGCGAGCCCATCGGCGAGACGGCGACCGAGACGGCAGTCGAAAACGTCGTGGTGTGCCCCGGCGCGACCGCCGACCTCGACTCGACGCGCCCGAACGGCGTGACGGTCTCCTACACGCTCTGCTTCCCGAAGGGCGCGGACGTTGACCTCAAGGACGCGACGGTCACGGTGCGCGGCACCGACTACAAGGTGGTCGGCGACCCCAAGCGATACGCCGCGGCCAACACGCCCGGCCCCTGGGACCTCACCTGCGAGGTGACCCGAACCGATGGCTGAGGCGAAGTGCGAGGTCAAGATCAAGTGGAAGGGCTGGAACCGCGGCGGATACGCCGAGGTCATGAACGGCGGGGGCGTGCAGGCCATGCTCGACCAGAAGGCAAATGCCGTCATCGCGTCCGCCAACGCATCGCTCGAGAAGAAGTCTGGCGACACGGGATACGTGTGTGACGTCATGGGCGGCTCCCTCGCCAAGGGGCGCTCGCTCCACGTGGAGGGCGTCCACGCCTTCCGCAGCGAGAAGAAGTACAACCGCCTGCAGGCAATCTTCGGAGGTGACTGATGGACATCGAGAGGGTGGTCGCCAAGCGGCTCATGGACGCGACCGGCATCAAGTGCGTGCCCGACGTGCCGCGCGAGAGACCCGATGAATTCGTCCAGGTCACCCTCGCCGCCACGAGCGCTACACGGTTCATCCAGTCGCCGCGAGTGCTCGTCACGTCGTGGGCGAAGACCCGCAGGCGCGCACGCGAGATGGCGGAGGCCGTCGAGCGGGCGTGCATCGCCATCGAGGACGAGCCCAACGTCTTCTCCGCCGTGCCCGACGGCACATACCGGTGGGACGACCCCGACACGGGGACTCCCAGATACCAGACGAACATCAATCTGACCATCTGCGAATAAGGAGCAATCATGGCAGAAAGCAACAAAAACAACGTCGCCAACGTCTCCAGCGCCAAGGGAGTCAAGGGCGGCTACATCTTCACCGCTCCCGTCGGAACGGCGCTGCCGACCGACTACACGACCGCGCTGCCCGAGGCGTGGAAGTGCCTCGGCTACATCAGCGAGGACGGCTACGTCGAGACGCTCGACACCGACTCCGAGGACATCAAGGACATGAACGGCGACCTCATGGCGTCGCCGCAGACCTCTCGCGTCGAGAGCGCGCAGCTCACGCTCGCCGAGATCAAGGCCGCGACCCTCAAGGTCATGTACGGCTCCGGCAACGTCAAGGACGAGGCCGGCATGATCACCGTCAAGCACAACGGCGACTCCACCGAGACGTGGCCCGCCGTGCTAGAGCTCGTGCTCAAGGACGGCCGCCGCTGGCGCAAGGTCGTGCCGCTCGCCCAGTCCTCCGAGCTGGACGACCTCACCCTCGCCGTGGGCGAGCTCGCCGCGCGCGCCCTCACGGTCAAGTACCTCACCGACGATGCCGGCAACACCTGCTACGACTACATCCAGTCCACCGAGACCGCTGCCGCCAAGGCCGCCGAGACCGCGGAGGGCAAGTAATGACCGAGCTCACATTCACCATCCCCGGCATCGACGGCGAGTTCACCGCCGACCTCGACGAGCTGCTCAGCTACAAGACGAACAAGCAGTTCGCCAAGAGCGAGACCGAGCCCGCCGGGATGTTCGAGGCCTTCGAGCGCGTCTTCGCGGGCCGCGACGAGGAGTACATGGAGCGCCTCGGCGGCTCCGTCGAGTCCGCGGGCGTGCTCATGCAGGCCGCATTCGAGGCGGCGAAGGCAAAAAACTCCCAGGATTCGTCCTCGAGCTCGAAGGGCACCGCTCAGAAGTCGTAGCGGACTTCCGCCAGTACTACGGCATCGACCTGCCGCTCGAGGGAGGACCGGACGACCTCCGGCGCGCCGCCCTCCTGTGGGAGCAGCTGCCGGAGGAGTCCAGGTGCGCTAGGCGCATGTGCCCCGAGCTCAAGTGGAGCAACGAGATGTACATGCTCTGGCGCATCGAGTACCAGCTGCGCAGCCTCGCGTGGGGCCTGAGCGACAAGAAGCACCGCTCCCCGCAGGAGCCGCAGCCGCTCAAGACGCCCGGGCAGCTCGCGGAGCTCAAGAGGCACCAGCGCAACGCCCTCGCGAACAGGGCGGAAATCGACGAGATTCTAGGATTAGGAGGACGGGATGGCGACTAGCGTAGGCTCGGCGTGCATCACGCTCATGCCGTCCATGAAGGGCTTCGCCGGCAGCATCTGCTCGGAGTTCGGCGACACGGGCTCCAAGGCCGGAAAGTCATTCGGCGACTCGATGACCTCCGGCGTGGACGGCGGGGTCAAGCGCTCCAGCGGGCTGCTGAGCGGGCTCGGCACCGTCGCAAGGGGCGTGGGCACCGTCGCCGCGGCTGGCATGGGCGCGCTCACCACGGCGGTGACCGCAATCGGCGGCGCCGCGGTATCCGCATACGCCGACTACGAGCAGCTGGTCGGCGGCGTCGACACGCTCTTCGGCTCCGCGTCCGGCAAACTGCAGGGATACGCCGCGGAAGCGTACAAGACGTGCGGCATGAGCGCAAACCAATACATGACCCAGGCTACCAGCTTCGCCGCATCGCTCGTGAGCTCGTGCGGCGGCGACGTGGCGAAGGCCGCCGAGTCCGCCAACACGGCGATGGGCGACATGGCGGACAACGTCAACAAGATGGGCTCGGACATGGCCGACGTTCAGAACGCCTACCAAGGCTTTGCCAAGCAAAACTATACGATGCTGGACAACCTGAAGCTTGGCTACGGCGGCACGAAGTCCGAGATGGAGCGACTCATCGCGGACGCCAACAAGCTGCGCGCGGCGCAGGGCAAGACCGCCGACCTCACCATCGACAGCTACGCCGACGTGGTCGAGGCGATCCACACTGTGCAGTCCGAGATGGGCATCACCGGCACGACCTCCAAGGAGGCCGCGACGACCATCTCCGGCTCCATCGGCATGGCCAAGGCATCGTGGGAGAACTTTCTCACCGGTCTGGGCCGAGACGACGTGGACTTCTCGCAGCTCACCGAGCAGCTGCTCACGTCCGTCGGCGCGGTCGCCAAGAACATCGCGCCGCGCGTCGCGCAGATCGGGCAGGGCATCATCAAGGCGCTCCCCGCGGCGCTCTCCGGCATCGCGTCGGTGCTTACGCCCATCGTGTCCGAGGCGCTCGCCACGGCGTGGAACATCGCCGTCGGGGCGCTCGCCGGCATCGGTATCAAGCTGCCGAAGCTGGACTCCTCGCAGATCTGCTCGGCGCTTCAGGCCATCCTTGGCGTGGCTACGTCCGTCGGTAACGGCATCAAGGCGGCAATCGGGTTCATCGCGCCGCTCATCGCGCCAATCGGCACGGCGCTGCTCAACATCGCGCAGGCCGTGCTGCCGGTGCTCTCCACCGGCATACAGGTGGTGCTCGGCATCGTGCAGGCGCTGTCGCCGGTCATCGGCTTCCTGGTCGGTGTCATCGCGGACGTAATGACGACCGTCTCGCAGCTCGTCGCCATCGCCATGCCCGCCGTGCAGTCCGTGCTGTCCGCCGTGCTGGCGGCGATGCCGCTCATCCAGGGCGCGATTCAGGCGGCGATGGGCATCATCTCCGCCGTCTGGAACGCGGTCTGGCCCGCGATCTCCGCTGTCCTGACTGGTGTGATGGGCGCAATCTCCACTGCCGTCCAGGTCGCAATGGCCGTGGTGCAGACAGTCATCTCCACGGTCACCGCCGCGATAAGCGGCGACTGGGATACGGTCTGGAACACCATCAAGTCGGTAGCCGAGCTCGTCTGGTCTCAGATTGAGTTCGCCGTGCGGGCGGCCATCGGGGTCGTCGAGTCCGTGATAACGTCCGCGCTCAACGGAATCAGCTCGGTTTGGTCGAGCGTGTGGGACACCGTCCGCGACTTCGCCGAGGTCGTATGGGGACGCATCAAGTTCTCCGTCAACTCGGCGATAAATCAGGTCAACGGCGTGATCAGCTCCGTGCTCAACAGCATCAGCTCCACGTGGTCGAGCATGTGGGGGAGCATCAAGAGCGCCTGCTCGTCCATCTGGGAGGGCATCAAGAGCGCAGCGTCAAACGGAATCAACTCCGTCTACAGGACCGTCACGAGCATAAAGGGCAAGATCACCGGGTTCTTCTCGGGTGCGAGAAACTGGCTCTTCAACTCCGGCAAGTCGATACTCAACGGCCTGAAGGACGGCATCATGTCCGCTATCGGCTCGGTGACCTCGGCGGTCTCCGGCGCAGTCTCCAGAATCCGCTCCTTCTTCCCGTTCTCGCCGGCAAAGGTCGGCCCCTTCTCCGGGCACGGCTACACGACCTTCTCGGGCAAGGCCCTCATGCAGGGCTGGGCGCAGGGCATCGGCTCCGGCACCGGCACCGTGGTCTCCGCCATCAGCGGCGCCATGGACACCGCGCAGGGGATGCTCTCGACGGGCCTGACCGTCGCGCCGTCCGCTGTCTACACTCCGGCGCGTCCCGAGGAGGATTCCGACGACGCCCTCGCCGGCATCCTGTCCGTCCTCGAGCAGATCCGGGACAAGGACGGAAACCTGTACATCGACTCGGAGCGCGTCTCCTCCGCCATCGCGATGCGAGGCAGGCACACGCTCGCCGCAAGGGGGTTCGCATGATATTCGGCGGAATCGACCTCACGCCGTACCTGCTGGTGACCAAGGTCACGAGACCGATTGTCCCCAAGGTGCGGCTCGATGAGACCGAGGTCCCCGGCATGGACGGCTCGCATATCCGCGCCACGGGCCTCGAGCCCGTCGAGATAGCGGTCGACTGCAACATCGTCGGCGGCTCCCTCGACGAGGTCGCCGAGGCAAGGGCCGTGCTCGCCTCGGCGCTGTCCGGCGGCGAGAAGGCCCTCGTGCTCGACGACGCCCCCGAGCGCTACATGCTCGCGCGCTACAGGGGAGGGGCGGAGCAGGGGCGCAACGCACACATGCCGAATCTCACGCTCGGGTTCTACTGTGCAGACCCCGCCGCCTACGGGCAGCGGCGCTCCGAGCAGGTGTCGGCATCACAGCGCGCCGTCGCCGCCGGGGGCAACTACAGGGCCTACCCTACGGTCACGTGCAAGCCCCCGGCAGGCTCGAGCTGGACATTCACCAACGTCTCGACCGGGCGGTTCGTCCGCGTCGAGGCGTCGTTCACGGGCGCACAGACCGTCGTGCTTGACATGCGTGCGGAGCGCTGCACGGTCAACGGCGCGGACTGGCCCGTGACCGTCGCGAGTGACTTCTTCTCGCTCGACGGCGTGCAGCAGATCAAGACGAGCGGCGGCACCGCGACGCTCGAATGGGAGGAGAGGTGGCTCTAGGTGCGAATTGACGTATACACGTGGCAGGACGCCTACGTATCGACAATCGGCCCCGAGGAGCTGCTCTCCCTCACCCATACCGACGAGCTCAACGGCGAGGACAGCGTGGACATCGTCACGACCTTCGCGCTCAAGC